TGCGACAGCTTCTTTTCAGAACTTGGTACTACCAGTAAGCCATCGTGCTTCTCGACTTCTTGCTCGATATACACGCAGTCAAACATTGGCTTGATGTTCATTATTTACCCTTTTTGGCAGGTTTAGCGGCAGCTTTACGCTGCACGGAGTATGCAATAGCGACGCTTTGGTCAACCGGTTTACCGGATTTTACCTCAGCGGCGACGTTCTTACGAAAAGCGGCTTTACTTACACTTTTAACGAGGGGCATAGCGGTTTCCCTTTTTCATGTTTTCTTGCGCGGTGATTACACGCAGATTAGAAGGAACGTGGAATCCAGACACAGTCTTTCCACGTAACGGTATCACATGATCAACGTGCCACACAATACCAGTTATTTTTGTTCTGATTTCAGCTAAATGATACATCTCGCTCATCATCCAGAAATCATCATCAGTCAACCATGTTGGTGTTCGGTTAAGTTTGTCCAATTTGCGTTTTTTGACATGAGCAATCATCACTGAATGATTTTCAGATCGCCATTTTTTACTTAAGTCATTACGTTTTTCACGATTTTTGGCGTTCCATGCACGCTGTGTCTCAGCACACAGATCTCGGTTCTTTTTGCGCCATTCTTTATTTCTAACTTTGTGTTTTTCAGCGTATTTTTCACCATACTCTACGGCTTTATGAGGGTTTGCTGCCCGCCATTTTGGTTGATACTCGGCACATTTAAGACCATGGCAAGTCACACACGTCCAGTTCAAGACATATCGCTCAACAACATGACCATGCTTGCAAGGTTTACCGGTAAAGTAACGCGGTAAACCTTGATCAATGGCTTGTTTGCGGGTAATTGTGTTCACGACCCCATCCATGATGTACTGATCATTGCTTTATCGTAAATTCTACGGGGTGTTTTATCAACACGCTCTTGACGATTTGCTACTCGAAATGCAAACGTGACAGCTAAAGCGTCAGCAGCATCTGGAGAAGCAAGACCTCGTGATTTCATTTCTTTTTTACCTTCTAGCTGAATAGCACCAGAAGAATCAATCTTCATGGCTGGACCAGTCAAGTCAGATTTCAGTTGTCGATCAACTGGAATACTGGCTGATTTCAACCATTCTCTCATATCTCCCCACATTTCGGAACGTTTATTTTTATAAACTCTGGGGTTTGTTGACTTCCAGCCAAAATTAACCCCGCGCACCTTGTATCGCTGCTCGTTAAGCCGGTCTAGGATGCCATAGCCCAAACCACCCTCGTCAATCACGGTCAGTGTCGGCTTGTATTCCTCGATGGCGTCAATCACCCGACCCACCACCTCCATCGTATCCTCACCGCGATACCGCTTGATGGCGATCAGGTCGCGACCTTGGCGCACCACGATCACCGTGGCATCGTTACCACCCCGTGCAGGGTCAACCCCGATCACAATAGGTGCAGTTATGTCCTTGTACTTCTCGCGCTTAAAGGCAGCTTCGACACTACTCGGCGAAATGAACTGATCATCCCCTGCCGACGGAAATTCACCATAAACTTCCACCCGCGCTTGGATAGAGTCCTCCCCGTATTCATCGATGATCTGCTGATAAATGCCTTTATCCGTCCCCTCGACGGTCCGCGAGTCAATTTGCCGCCCACGCCAAAAGTCGCGTTTAGAGTTGAAGCACTCAAAAAAGTACCCCGTGTTCCGACGAGGATTTGAGAACGCGAACCAGTAACGGTCAAGGATGTTCTCTGTAAAGAAACCAGCCGCAACCGACCAAATACCATCAGGAATACCGCTTGCCTCATCGAATATCACCATCATCCCGTCATGGTTGTGAACACCGGCGTAGCTATCAGGGTTCTCTTCGCTCCACAGTTTACCCTCAGCTGCCCAGTAACGCGTACCCTTCTTCAGATCCCGCTCCACCAGCTCAGTCAGCCACGCAGCCGGTACGAGTTTAGTCGCTGAAATCTCCCACCAGTGGGCGTTGATGATCATCGTGCTCCACTTAGTCAGCTCACCCCATGTCACCGTCCGCAACTGGTTCTCACTGTTGGCGCTTACCACCACAGTCGACCCAATTCGAGTTGTTAGCATCCACAGGATCAACCAGCTCACCAGCGCAGACTTACCAATACCACGACCAGACGCCACCGCTAACCTTAGCGCGTCCATCACATCAGCGTCCTTATTCTCCCGCAGATGCTTACCGATGTCCCGCAGCACTTGACGCTGCCATTTACGCGGCCCATCAAACTTCTCTAGTGGTGTATTCTTCTGCCCCCATGGAAAAGCAAAAAGCACAAATGCCTCTGGATCGTTTTTTACAACCGGACTCCACAGCTGCGACATCAGCAGCTGCTCATCATCCGGACTATAGATTGGCTTCTGCATCACTCAATATCCTCAGCGTCAATCACGCGACCGATCGATAACCGCTGGTTAGCCTGCTCCAGCGCAGCCGTAATCGATATATTCTGGTTCACCTCCAGCGTCTTGATGTCACCGTAGCGTTTCCGGTTCCAAGTCTTAATCAGGAACTGGCGCGAGTCGATACGCAGCTTAGACCGCTGGACATCTTCTAGCCCATCCTGACCATCAGCAATTTCCAGGATCTCAGCGGCGATCATTTCACTGCCAATCTCCTGAGCCTCGTAATACCTGGATTTACGCTGTGGATCTTTGTGAATCCAGCGCAACAGCTGCGTATAGTCGAAATCACGCTGATCGTCACGCAAAATCTCCTTCAGATTAATCCCACGGGAAATCTTATCAAGGATGGTTTCAAAAAATACGCTGAATTGGGTTTCCCTCAACTCCTTAACTTGAGTCGATGGGTTAAGCCACGATGGTAATTCGATTGATTGTGTCATTGCCAGCATGATAGCGCCACTAGGTTGTGTGTGCTTCTATGTATCACATTTGCAAGCGTGATGCAAGTGAGTTAGGTGATTCACAATGTGTAAATGTGTCATTTGAAAAAATAATAAAATTTTCTCGGGGTACCTTACTGCCATTTTCCCATTTCCCTCGGACCCACCCCACCCCCTTAATCAAGAATCCGGATTTTCCCAGCTTCACGTTGTCACAGTTGTCACAATGTCGCAATCGATTAACCTGGGTGTCACGTTGTCATAGGATCATTACTCACAATGTAACAAGGCCCAAGGCCATTCTCCTTGCACATTGTCAACGTGAAACGCGGTCCGGTTGATCCCTTGCACAATGTGAAACGTGGAAAACGGAAGATTGACAATGTAAGTCAATGTGAGTCAATTGTGCTCACGATGTTATCAACTGCGACAACGTGACTATGCGGGGGAGGCGTTTTGAAAATCTCTCTTTTCTGCGATATTTCTCAAAACGTACCCCTGCTTCTCCAGTCAATTTGTCACAGTTGACCATCACGCACAGTCTGACAATGTGATACACTAACAAGGTGAAAAGGGTAAAATCCATCGTATTAAACCCTGATCTCAGATCATTTTTCACATTGTGGAATGTAAATTATTTTCACATTGTGGTGCAAAATAGTTTTGACAATGTGAAACGTATCCTCTACAATGTGAATCATGCAGTCAGGTAACAGTCAATCAACCAGGAGTAACGTAATGAACCCGCTAACCCGTAAAGCTACGCACAATGTAAACCGCGAGAATGATCTTATCGCCTGGGGTTGCGGTGTAGTTCTCGCTGTTCTCTTTGTGTCTTTCTTTCTGTAATCGTTAGGAGTAATCAATCATGAACCACGAAAACGCTTTTGTCCGCTTTATGTCTGAAACCTACGCAGATGACGAACTGGATGACATCGCAACGCATGGCTGCGAGTCCGGTTGCGCTAGCGGCCTTATCTACTATTCTGAAACTATCGCGTTGTTCGACAAGTACCGCGATGAGATGTTTGAAATGATGAGCGAGTACCAGGAAAGCACGGGAGACTTTGAGAATCTACCGGCTTATGTGCGCACCAATGCTGACAACTTCGCATCCTTTGCTAATTCGGTTGTCTGGTTTTGTGCTGAGATTGTCGCCAATGAACTGATCAACGAGGAGGCTTAATCATGTCTAATTTCTCAAGCCTAACCTATATTGAACGCTCCCGTTTTGCCTATGCTGCTGGCAATGATGAACTGGGTGAAGCCTTAGAACAGTTGGCACTACAGGAGGCCACTATTGAGCGACTGGATGATCTGGTCAATGACCTGTCTGACGTAGCCTATGAGGTGTTGCCCTATATGGAAGTCGTGGCAGAAGAAGATTCAGGGTATAAAGCCGGAGCCGTTGCAAAGGTCGTGCGTAACATCCAAGCCGTGATTAAGCGGGTGAAGGCATCGTGACCCGTATAGACGAGCTTGCTTTGTCGCTGTCCCTGCTATCCGATGAAGATATGGCACGGCTGGCGCTTACATTGTGGATGCGTTACCCGCGCACCTGTAGAAGCATAATCGATGAGATCCAGTTTGCAGAAAACCTACTGACTCAACCAAATGACCAAGGGGGAATGTAATGACCAAGGGGGAATGTAATGACCGAATTATTTAGACGTGGTTATCGTGACGCGCTACTAGGTGACGATTGGATTTTAGAGGATATGCCGCCCACATATTACGACGGCGTTCGCAAAGCCAAGATTGAACAAGCATTCTGGGAGGATTGATTATGATTGCTGCACTAGCTGCCCTTGCAGCGTTTCTTTTATCTATCATTCTTAAGGTGTAATCATGACCGAATTATCTAAAGCCGCTTTCATCCTATGGTACCAGGACCGACACAATATAATCGATGATAAACTGTGCGACCTGTTAGGTGTAACCCGATCCGCGTTATATGCGTGGAAAACGGGAGCGCGTGCCCCTAGTACGTCAGCACATCGCATTGTCACGTTATTATCGCTATTAGAGACGCTTGCGCCTGATATTCATAGCTACATGGCGGGTAAGTCCTGATCGTTGCACTATGACGCAAAAAAGCCCCTTAACGGGGCTTTTCTTTTACTCGTCTATACCGTAAACCCGGTGCTGAGTACCCTTTGGATTATTGGCGTAGATCTCATCCAGGCGTCTTTGCTTTGCTTCCATAACATCGCGCCGCTGTCGGGCAAACTGCTTAGTTAACGCTGGATTGATAACCCACTCGGCTATATGCCGCGATTCTAAGCTGCCGTCGTCAATCCGTAGTACCCAGCGTGCTCGTTCTAGGACCATCATAGAAGCTAAAATCATTTGATCCGCAACATAAGGTGATACCTTTTCAAGCTGACGTCTTGCACTGCGTTTAATCTCTGACAACGTGATGTTGTTTTTATCGGCATAGTGCAGGATATGGTTGGAAATCCAGGTATCAAACGATGATATGCCACCCAGCTCAGCTAGGGCATAGCGTAGCGCAGGAACCGCGTAAGACTTAACCATTCGGATAACGCGCTCAACGGTATCAGCTGAGACGATACGATCGAACGGGTTTTCTAGGAGGTGGAATAAGAAAATAAATCGGCCTGTGGTCCCTTCAAGCTTACCAAGGGCCGTCATAAGATCGTCGGGCGTCTGTAGAAGATCGTCGTCATATCGCATTTGACTCGCCCAAGACTGAAAGTCGCGGAATAGCTCGAACCCTTCAGGGCTTAACTGATACGTTTGCTTCGGTAGGCCGTATATAGTACGAAGCGCCTGCTCCCACTGGGGGGCGCTGGTCATATACTCAGGGATCGGGTCGCCAATCTTACCTTTAGGTTGTTTGCGTAAGATAGCTGGGATGAATCGCTGCAACAGGCCATCGGCAGTCAGGAAGGAAATATTCTCACGGAATACGCGAGGTTGGATATTGCCGTAAATCGAAACAGCGAAGTTATCAACCGATATAGTGCCAGCGCCTACGCGGTCCATCTCATAACGCCCGGCCTCATAGGCTTCTACCCATGAGCTACGATCCTCACCTGATCGCGGGTCCGATAGCTTACGGACCCAGCCGTTCATCTCATCCAGCACGCACAACAGACCACGGGGCCGGTCCGCTGCGTGGCGTACCAGTTTCTGGCTGGTGATATCGGAAACCACAATCTTTAACGGTACGGGTTGCGGAGCCAGATCAGGTACGGCGGGAGCTTGCCCACCTAGTAAAGCATCAGGTGACTCGTTGAACTGAATGAAGGCTTTTTTAGCCGCTGCGTGCATGGCCTCTTTGCCTTCCCAGTCTTGAAAATCTTTCTTATACCGAGGCCGATCCTCCATCTCAATCAGGCTCAGGCTGGTAAACATAGGCCGCGAACCAGGCGTCTTACGCTCAGAGGGCGAACCGATAGTCATAAGCCATAGGACTGGGGGCACTTGGAAACCCGGCATAAGCTCAAGCCGAGACTCAGCATCGGCTACACCACAAGCAGCAGCAAGCCCAGCGAATAGCGGAACAAGTGGATCGCAGGCGACAATCGAGGCAATCTCCCGCGCCCTGGTCGCCAGCACTGTAGGCCATAAGTCTAAATCAGGGTTTGGGGGTGGAAAATTTAGCGTTTGTAGCAGCTCTTCTGGTCGCGTAGGATCTACTGACTTAAAGTATTCGGACGCGTCAATTTGTGGGCGTGTCCATCCGTGCTGTTTAGCGATATGGAACAGTGACCCCAGCTTAACCGAGTTGGCCTTGTCGGTCTTGAAGCTCTGCCATTGCGTGAAGATCTCACGCTCACCAGGGTATTTGGTCGGTGCCTCTTTGCTCCAGTCGTTCCAGATATATAGTGCCTGATCCAGCTGGCCTGTCTGACTGCCTGCCCAGTGCAGCGCCATACCACAAGTGACCCACTCATCGCGGGAGCATTCAGCTGGTATATGCTCTAAGGCTGCGGTAATCTCTTCCCATGACGCGTTAATAGCCTCACCGGATACCTTGATCGATCGCTCTTTGTCCAGATCGAGTAGCTCATGCCATAGGTCCAGTAGAGCTTCGGGGATCATCGGTAAGCGTGACCAGTGGCCCGTGCCTGCCCAAGTGTAGGGCTTACCTGTAGTTGGGTGCACAGAGGGTGGCAATACGTCTTGAACGGTTAAGCCGGTAGCACTTGCACAGCGCAGCTCATAAACGGTTTTACCCTCTAAAATGACCTTTTTCGTAACAGGAGCCATACCGAATGGCATCTGGTAAAGCAATTTACCATGCCCTGCCCTGCCGCTATCAACTACAACAGCATCGGGAGCGTGGTAAAGCGTGTTAAGGTCTATACCCTTAGCAGCAAGCACGGAAGCGCATAGCTCCCACTCATCAATATCAAACGCCATCGTGCCAGAATAGGCATGAGCAAGCCCGATGCCATAGCCTACAGGTAGATCAGATTGCGACTTAAGTGCGTTTTCTTTGAGCTGCCAGCCTGGTGATCGTGGACCTTTGGTATTCGGTGGGATCGGTACAAGTGACCAACCATGTCGGATATAAGCATCGACTGAAGCGGGTGACTGTA